CGCCGCACCTCTTCGGAGGGAACGCAACCCTTTAATTGATCCCAATAAGATAAATGAAAAGTAAAATTTCCATATACCCTAAAGGGTCAATAAAGGCGCTGCCTTGGAAGTCAATCTTCCTACAGAATTACGATTCTATATTCAGATCAATTCCTTCGGCAACTAAGGTTAGTCTTAATTGCATAGAAAGATTTCATGATTTCGAAAGAAATCATGGTCTCTCTATAACAATTAAGATCTTTAAGGAGTGTGAAAGGCATGTCAGAATGACATTCCTAGGACACCCATCAATCTTTAAACCAGTTTTCTGGTTAGAGACTGATCGCCATGAGTTACCTCTATTTCTAAAGATAAGTCATGGTCCTAAAGATGAAGCAGAATATCAAAGAGCTGTATTAACAGCACTTGGGTATTATAGACTTTACAGTCTATCTCCTGATGAGTCGGTGATCAACCGAATCACAGAACCTGCCTCACAAACCCTGGATGCATCACTATTAAATGAAATTGAGTCCTTTTCTCAAAGTTTCTTTGAGGAAAGGGGTATTACTCAATTCACGAAGAGTGATTCCTTCCCTATCTATGCAACAACCAAAGCTGGAGCCTCAGGGCCCTCAGCAATGGGTGAAACATCGATAGTTGATGCACAATCAATAGTTGATACCTCAATCTTTGATAAGATACAAAATATCTTACCAAAAGTATATTCTGAAACTGCTGTAAAACAGTTCCAGAAGATATTTGAGGAATCGTTGAAACAATTCAAGCCTACGCCTGAATATAAACCGGCTCTTTCCAGAATCCACCTTCTTTGTGAAGGTGGTGGAAAGACCAGGGCGATCTGTATTCCAGATATCTGGACACAGTCCGCTCTAAAACCCATTCATGAATACCTTATGAATGTGTTGAAGTTTATGCCCAATGACGGAACTTTTAGCCATCCCGCGTTAGCGGAGAAGGTTAAAAGATTTACAACCCGTCATAGTCTATATTGCTACGACCTTACGGCCGCAACAGATAGATTTCCAC